TGTTCATTGAAAGCTTTGTGAAAACAATTTGGCTGGCCTTCACCGTTCAGCTGGAAACAAACCAAAAACAAAATGACAAAACACAAAGCACCCCAACCCTGCCCCTACCGGGCTTATCAGATCACCCAAGCCAATGGCCAATTGGTAGCCTACTATGACAGTGGGATTGCCAATGAGCCAGAAGCAGAAGTGAAGGCAGCAGCTGTGGCACAGTGGATGGGCTTGCCCCATACCGCAGCCAGGCATCTGCTAGGCACTAGCATCTGCTATGTGCTGTGGACTGAAGGCCAGGCTGTGAAGATGCCCACCGGTAAGGTGGTCAAGGGTTGAACAACCAGACCCCACTAGGCAACCCCTAGTGGGGTCTTTCTGTGTCCGGCCTAGGTAGGACACAGGCCAGCCAGCCCAAAGGCTTCCTGGGGCAAGCCAGGTGGCAATGCCTAGCTTGTTTGTCTGGCTGTGCATCTATGATGGATGCCAACCTTTCAGCAATGATGCTGGCTGATGCCCAGGCTATTGCAGCTGAGGCAGGACAGACAGTGACAATCAATGCAGTGACTTACCCTGCTATGGTCACTGATGCCACCTTAACCCAAGGCTATGAAGCCGGTGGCCTTATGGATAGGATTGAAACTGTGGTGAAGATCCCAGCCACAGCTACTGTCCTGGCAGCTGCATCCTTTATGACCTTGGGGAAAAAGCTAACCTGGGATGGCCGGGTGTTCCGCATCACCGGTAAGACCCGGAAGCCTGGTGGCTGCTGGGTGCAGCTTAATTGCCAGGATGCTGATCAGCGTTAACTGCTGTGGCAGACATTAAGATTACAGTTAACCGGGAATTGCAAAGGAAGCTAGTCCAGACCTACCAGGATTTCGGGGCTTACACCCAGCAGCTTACTAAGGATCTGGTTAAGGAAGAAGGTGCTTTAACCTGCCGGGAAGCCATCAATTACAGCCCACCCCTAGATGGGGAAAAGGGTGGCAAGGGTGATAAGAAGGTGGCTGAAAGGTGGGGCAATTGGGCTGTGCTGAATGACATTGGCACAGTTGTCCAGGAAGATAGCAAAAGCTTGGCCGTATCCATAAACTCCAAATCCAATGCCAGGCAGAAATTTGATAAATGGCGTATGGGCAAGCCACCCAAAACTTCCGGGATTATCAGCAAAATCTGGATGGATAAAAATGCTGAAAGGGCTTTTAAGTCTGCCACTAATCTTTTCAAGAATTGGGCAGGAAGAAGGGTAAATGTCCTGCAAAATGATAGTGCCTTGGAAGCCAGGCATAACCGGATCAGAAAACTTTACCGGGGTCGCATCCGGAAAAATGGTGGGGCTGTGGGTGGTCGTGCCAAGGGTGAGCCACCAGCCTTTGCTGAGCTAAGCCTAATCAAAGCCTACACAAAACGCAGACAGAAAAGGGTGGGCTGGATGAAGGCTGGCTGGGTCACTGCCATCAATAAGATTGGTAAGCCCAACATTAATGGGATGCCTAAAACCTTTGGCTTACGCAAGCTGCCCACCTGGATTACTAGGCACAGTGCTGGTCACGGCGGGGTGGGCTTTAACAGTTATAAAGGTGCTGGCACAAACAATGTGCTTATGACTGTTAGGAATGATCTGGCCAACATTTTTGGGGTAGGCTACCTGGCCGGAACAAAAAACTATGTGATGGCAGCTAGGGCTGGGAAGATGACTAAAAGGCTTAAGCACTTTATGCGTGCTGCCATTGAAAAAGCTAATAAAAACCAATCACCTAAATAATCACTATGCCTTCCAAATCCCCACTGAACATCATTGAAGATGCCCTGGTTGCAGCCCTTACAGCTGAAGCCGGACTGTCTGCCTTTACCAAATTCAAGGGTGAAGCTGCCACTGAGCTTACCCTGCCCAGCATTATTGTTAGCTGCGAAAATGCCCAGCTGCCACCGGACATTGCCCAAGGTCTGGGAAACTATTTGTGCAAGGTCAGTGTGGGTGTGTTCAATAGCCTAGATGATGACACCCTGACCACCCATAGAAACGCTACCCAGGATGTTATGGGTGTGCTGGATAGTGTGGCCACAATCAAAGCAGCCTTCACTGCCATTGGGGATGCTAGCTGCTATGATACTACCCTAACCAGCATCACTGAAGGCCGGGGTGATAGGGCATTTATGACAACCTTGGATTATGATGTGCTTATTGTCCTGCCACCGGCCTAGCCGGATCAGTGGGCTGTTTGACTTAGGGTGCATAGTTAAAGCATAAACCCACTAAAATTTAACCCAATCCATCCGTGTCCACTACCACTAAGGGAACAGCTCACATTTACGGAATTGCTGGCACAGTCACCGGCTTGACTGTCCAAAGCTACACAGTCAGCAGCTCCTGGGCAAATGCTGATGAAGTCACTAATTCTACCGGTGAAGTTATTGCTGTTCGTTATTCTGACAAGCGTGTTAATCTGACTGTTGAAGGTCTAGTGCCTACTAGCTATGGTGGTGCTATTGGGGATGTTCTCAGCTTCACCGGTAATGGCATTGCCTTCACCGGGGGTTGCATCACCCAGATTGAGGAGCGTGGTGAAGCCAAGGGCTTTATGCGTATTTCCGTTACAGCTGTTGACTTTGAAAACATTTCCCTGACTTAACATAGGTTGACAGTCAGCCCTTTGATTAAACGCTGGTTGTCATAATGGCTGACCAGCGTTTTTTTAATGCCTTCCTAACCCCGGCCAGGACAATCATCCTGGGTAAGAAGTTAAAGCCCTTCAGCCTTAAGCACCGGATTTTCTTAGAAGGAATTGCCAGCCCTTACCTAAAGGCTGACCTAGAGTTAACCCCGGCTGATCTATTGATTGCCATTAAGATTTGTGCGGATGAAAGCCTGGACAGGTTCAGCCTGTGGGATAAATGGCTGGGGCTTAAGCTGACACTATCAAAGGAATTGTTTGCCCAGGCATCACTAGCCTTTGTGCATTATGTAAATCCCCAGGAAACCTACCCCAGATTTTACCAGAAGAAGGAAGCCGGATCATCAGCTGAACAGATGCCTTGGCAGCTTTGCATCCTGGCTACCCTTATGCGAAATGGGGTTAGCTATGAAGCTGCCTTGACTATGCCTGAAGCCAAGGCCATCTGGTTATCCACAGCCTTCAACATCCAGGCCGGTGCTAAGCTTGAATTGCTGACCACAGATGATGAAGAATTGATTGACCGGCTGAAGGCTGAAATGGATGCCAAGCCCTAAGGTTGATTGACCATTGGGCAAATCTAAGGACACACTACCACTATGGCTGATGGACTAGAATTCACTATTTCTGCTAAAGACCAGGCTTCAAAGGCTGTTCAGACAGTCCAAAAGAAAATCCAAGATTTGGGTAAGGATCTGGCCAAGGGCTTCCTTTCCTTTGCTGCCCCACTTACCCTGGTGCAAAATGCCATCAGCTTTGTGACTGATGCCATTGAAGCCCAGAAGAAGAAGGTGCAGGAAGCTATTGAAGCTTATTCTGGGATTGGGGATAAGGCTGCTGACATTGGGGTTAATGCTGATGAATTCCTTAGACTTCAACAGGCAGCTGATGCTTCCGGCCTGTCAGTCAATAAGGTTGGTAAACTGTTTAAAGAAACCACAACCATTATTGAGCAAGCCACCCAGAAGGGCAGTGAGCAAGAAAGGATGCTGAAGGCTTTGGGCTTCTCAGCTGAACAGATTGCTTCCGGTTTGCTTAAGCCCACCCAGGTTATTGAAGCTATGGCTAAGACCCTTGGCAGTGCCACCAGCAACACTGAACAGCTTTCCCTGGCTACTGCTATGCTGGGTAAGGATGCAGCTGACCTTATCCCGGTGCTGCTAAAGGCACAGCAAGTTATCAGTGGCTATGGTGAAGATCCGGGAATTACCCCGGAAGAAGTGCAGATTTTGGAAGATAAGAAGAAAAGGGATAAGCAGAAGGCTAACCGGGAAGCAGCTGCCATTGCCAAGCGGGAAGCAGTTACAGAATTCGTAACCACTGATGAAGAAGGCAAACAGATTGCCAACCGGATTAGGTTGGAGCAATCCAGGCTTAGGGGTGCTGGTGGTGCTGGTGCTGGTGCTGGTGGTGCTATTACTGTGACTGATGCAGAAATTGCAGTTATGGCTGAAGAAGAAGTGCTAGCCCTTATCCGCAAAAGGAATGAGGAAAAGAAAAGGGGTGCAGCTATTGCCGGGTCTGCTTCAGCAGCTGAATTGCATAACCTTGAAATGGCTAAGCTTAATGCTGAAGCCCTGCGGATTGTGGAAGAAGAAGCAGCTAAGGATAAGGAAGCTAACAATAAGGAAGATGCTGAAGCCCTAAAGAAACGCAGGAAGGATTTGGGTGATCTGCTGGATGGCCAAAAGAAAGCCCAGGATGATACTGCTAAGGAAGCTGCCAAGGCTGCTGAAAAATCCAGCAAGCTAACTGTGTCCAGCCTAAGGGAAATTGGTGGTGCTATGGCCGGTGAGTTTATGCCAGGCACAGCTTCCCCGGTCATTGATTACCAGAAGGAAAGCCTTACCATTGAACAGAAGATTTTAAGTGAAATGGAAAAGCTTAACAATGTATTCAATGAACAGCCCCGGCCTGGGGTTGATTTCACTAAAGACCCAAACCAAACCATTTTCACTGCCTAACCTATGCCACCTGTTTCCAAAGGTAATAAGCTTACAACCCTTCAGCTTCAGCCTGGATGGGTCATTGAAAATGATGGCTTTGGGCTGATGACTTCCCGGCTAACCTTTAAGTGTGATGCTGATGTGGCTGAAGGGAAGAAGCCTAAAGAGAATGAAGCCCACCCTAGGGATGGCAGACTGTTATGCCACCGGGCTTCCTATGTCATTAATGAAAGTGGGATTGCCACCATAACTGCTGAGTATGTAGGGCTTGCTTCTGGATCTATGTCCAAGGTGCAAGTGACCGGTGATGTTGCACTGTCCACCCAGCCCATCCAAACGCATCCCAAGTTTTACCAGGGCAAGGCTGGCAATACCGGTAAACCACTAAAGGAATTGGGATGGGATGAAGCCAGCCAATCTTTCCCAGAGTCTAATCAGGATGCTATCACTTATGCCCTAGTGGGGCTTAAATCCTTCAATGCACCAGACCTTCAATTTACCGGCACTTACTACACAAATAGTAAGGAAATCCTGCTGAGTAACCAGAAGATGGTGGGCAAAACTTTTCAGACCATTGCCGGTGCTGAGTCTATGGTGATCCCTCCAATCCTGGCTGCTGTCAGTAGCTATCACATCCGTTTTGGATTTATGACCGGTGTGACTTATGAACAATTTGCCAATGTCTTTAAGGTCAAGTTTACCTTCCGTGTGGCCACCGGTGGCTGGCATAGTCTGGTTTACGAAACCCATAACTGATGAGTCAAAAAATTCAGCCTGGGGTTGGCTACACCTTCACTAGTGATAGCCGGGGACAGTCCCTGCTGATTGACCAGCCAGGACGCAGAAGGCATCCCTTGGAAGTTTACAGCAACCCGGACAACGGAAGCCCGGCAGTCAGCATCTGGCCTGGCAGTGTCAATGGGATGATCCCACAGATTTCCGGCAGCTATCTAGATGCAGCTAACCGGCCTAAGCTCAGCATCACTAGCAGTGGTTATGTTTATGTAAAGGCTACCAGGGCTAGTGGTTCACCCTTTCCTGCCACTTTGGAAATCCTATTTTCTGCCACAGTGCCAAGTGACACCCTTAGCCTTGGGCATTTTGCTTTGGCTTCCATTACCAAAACAAACAACAGCCTTCAGATTAGCCAGCTTGTCAGGTCTAGCCTGATGACAGGCAGGGCTGCAACATACACATCAGCTGCCTGGTATTGGTTCAATGTCTGACACTTACCCTG